TCTCCACCTTGATTCTCTCCAGCAGTGTGAAACTCCCCTGAACACTCTCTTTTTTTCGGATTTTAACAAAAATCTTCTCCAGCGTGGCATCCGCCAGGCTTTCAAGAACAAGACTGGTATCGCCATCGACTACCAAAACCCCGACGACCTCTACGGTATCATGCGTATGGTCTTCATCAACAACGCTGGTGACCATCACACACAGGTTAAGGAGCAGGTTCAGATGATGAACGGTCGTGTCATCGAGACGGCACTCTCCCAAATTCAGACGGGTGTCTCGCAGTACATCGCTTATGCCGAGGATATTGACAGCACCCGCACACTCCTCGATCGCCCCGCCAACACCAGTACTGTTGGTAAAAAGATAGATTTCAATGATAAAATCGGATTCAATTAAAGATTGGAAACTAAGATGATATAAGTGATGAGCTTGAACTATTACAAGCACGAAACTGAGAAAGTATGTAAATCCAAGGGTTGGGACAGGGCTGCCGTAGATACTGTATGGCTTCTCCTGACGGAGGAGTTTGGGGAACTCGCATCTGCTATTCGTCAGTACAAGAGAACTTTCAAAAAGACAAACCTCAAGAAAGAGCGTGGCACAGACGTCATGATGGAAATGGGGGATGTCTTCAGCTACCTCTTCCAACTTGCGCACATGTTGAATGTAGACCTAGATAAGATGTGGGAGGAACACCGATACAAGATGCATGACAAAAAATATAATCTGAAGTAGTAGTAACAACGATGAGCGTACATATGCTCAACGACGAAGATGCCATCAATGATGTGAACCCATTTGTCACACACGACTTTTCCCTTCCAGGGGGTGTGCGACAGACTGGGGGTTTTGATGATTTTCAGGAAGTTACGCCAAGCACAGGTATTCCCGCCGCTGGTAAAAGTGTCTTTTGTGAGACTGGTCTTTGTGCCAAGGAGAAGGAACCCCATCGTCTCGGGAGGGGTGTCCACCCCCGACGGAACATTGACGTGGGTTTCACTTGTGGTGAAAAGAAGGAGATGGTGAAGGTTGGTGTCTCTAACCGAAGCATCCCATGGGGTTGGGTTCTTATTGCCGTACTGGTCATTGTTCTAGCTCTATTGTACGCACGACGTTGAAGAAGTATTCGAGACGAGACTTCTTGGTACACTCAGAAATAGCCTCGGGTGTACACATGTTTTTGATGCACTCCACTTGCCAAGCACTCTCCATATTTATGCGGGGTGGTTGAAATGTGGGATCAAGGATTTTCATCGCGTGCGCGAGGCGCACATAGACCCTCAGTGGTTGTTCATAGGTGAGAATGTTCTCGAGGGCAAGTTCAGCCATGCGTTGACGCACCTCAAGGGTCTTGGTGACCATAGCATCTAGGAACTTTTCGTATGGAATGGACTGCCTCTCAGAGTTGATGACGAACCAATCTCCGAGGGGTTCACCGTTGATATAATCCGTGTATGTATCGTACCCTTTACCAGGCGCGTACCGCTCGTACACGATTTCAATATAGGAAAGGTCTACCTCAACATCGTGAACGTGCTTGGCAGATTTAATGAAAGAGGTCATATAATCAGGAGACGACTATCTTCTTTAAACACCTAAGTGAACTTCAACACACGTAAAAAATCATGTTCAAAGATGTACTCATCTATCGCCAATAACAGCTTTTCGTATCTCCTGACCCTCGATGAGATACGAAAAGGTCTTCCAGATGAGACTAGACCCTCATGGGTCAAGATTACGACAATCACTATGGTTTCGAGCTTTATCCAGCAGATTGATATTAAAAAGCTTCGTGAGACGTTCGAGCGCATTGGATCGTATCGTTTGAAGAGGGAGGGTTCTTCGACGGAGGGGTTTGAATGGAAGTTGAAGCCCACGACATTCTACAATCAGGTAACCCTCACGTACCATGACACTTACAGCACCAAGTCTGTCAAAGTGTTTCCCAATGGCTCAATTCAGGTTGCTGGGTGCTGTGACCTCTTTGATTGTAAGCGTATCATCACCCAACTCATGTACATCTTCAAGATGTTTTTGGGACTCGACATCAAGGTCTCTTCGGACGCCTTCCGTGTCGTCATGATTAACTCAAACTTCAGCCTCAACTACAACATTAACCTCATGAAGGTGGCGGACTGGTTTGAGGAGTACCAAGACATCTTCAAAGTCTCCTTCGAGCCTGATAGGTACTCAGCCGTCAAGATTAAGTTCAAACCCGCAGAGGATATGAAAGAGATTACCTGTAGCATCTTTAGCACGGGTAAGATCATCATCACAGGTGCCGAGACCCTCAAGGAGATTGCTTTCGCCTACAACATCATCAACCAGCACATCAACGAGCGACCTGACATTCGGGTGTCTAGAACGGAGGAGACGGACGTGTTTGACATTTTCTTGGGATACAAATGTGAACCGTTCATCGAAAAGCTCAGAGAGAAGGGATTCGAATCCTGGATGCGAACCATCCACAATAGACAAATTAATTTCTGATGTAATATTAACAAAATGTCGCAGCGACTTGGTATGGCCGACGGTCGGTGTTTCACCATCAATTCTTCAGCCCAACTTTTCAACAACTACGTGATGAAGCAGAACGGCATCACGTTCGAGGATAACTACTCGTACAGGCAGCTTCTCCAGAAGCAGGGTCCCGCCCTCCTCTCCAAGGTGCAGGAGGAGCAGGGTAAGGAGAACTGCAAGACTTGTGACAAGCCCCTCATCAAGGTTCCCGATATCTACTAGGTGAGCGAAATCACGGAAAAAACTTTAAAACCATCCTATAGAATGTCGACATGTGCCATATGTCTCAATGAAGTCAAATCGACGAGGACAAATCCTCCGATTCGATGTGGACATATGTTTCATTCCCACTGTCTACAGAGATGGAAGGAACAAGGTAAGAATACGTGCCCCACGTGTAGAAAAGTGTTTGATGCTTCGCAATTTAAGATTGTTGTCACGATTCAGAACAATTACACAGCAGCTGCAAACTCTGTGTCCTTGAATGAAGAATCTATTTTTGATGTTTTGGACCTTTTTGACATAACTTTCGATGTTGAAAATCAGCCCGACTTAGACAGTATTCTTGCGGACCTTGGGGTGAGTCTTTCCGACTTTGATCCCACGGTTCTTGACGCAGAATGAACTACAATATGTTTCATAGTTTAGACCGGGATAGTTTCTCGAAGCTTTGCGGGGGTCTGTAATAGATTTTCCCTTCGCATCCACGAGAAGGGGTCCGGTCGCCCAACCACGTTTATGACTAAAAACATTCGCCTTGAAGACAATACGTTTCCCCACCTTGAATGTACCACCTCTCTTTACACGAGACTCGGGAACTTTAAAGAACTTAGCTACAGAGACCACAGTGTCACCGGGTTTGATCTTATACTCAACCACACTGTGCTGTTTGTAAAAATGGAAGTCACCTTGGCGAATGTAGTTCGTGGGTCGACCAGGAGACACGAACATCATGACCTTATAGTACCCCTTCTTACACTTTTCATTCGCTTTGGCCCTGTACACCTTCTTGGGGTTATCCGATACGACGCGATTCGGGAGTCCAGTACAGTGTGTGTACGTATGATTTCCGTTGGAAAGTCCCGAGCGATCACCGGGTATAGACTTTTGCCAGCGATACGCTTCGTAATCACCGACAGCATAGGCATAACAATTGTTGTTCCCGATACCTTTTTGTGAACCCCACCTCCGATTCGTAAACGTACTTTCAGATCCACTCGGGGGTGGTCCTTTCATATAGAATCACTTGAGAAAAAAATGTCGGTACATAACAAATGATTCAGGAAGTTACCAAAGCCGAAACCAAGTCTGACGCGCTCACCGAGATGCTCATCTTTGTGCTCATCACGCTCATCAGCACTTTCCTCCTCCGTCTCGTGTGGAACCGCTCCCTCGTGAAGCACATCACCGTGCTGAAGCCTATCGGTACTCTTTTGGACGCGTTCATTCTTGCCCTTTCCCTCCAGGTTGTCCGTGGTATTTAAACCTCTTTGTACCCGACAGTCGTCTCACCATTGGGATGCTTTAAGGTAGGGAAGGCTTTCATGCCTTTGCACCCCTCCTTGTCACAGTCGACAAAGGTGTGCGTCTTACCATTCTTTTTCATGTAGTCCAACTGCTTTCGAGTCCAACCACAACCCATGGTCCCGAAAACAGTCCAACCGTTCCCCTTAGGGGCTTTCTTACCAGTCTGAAGAAGAATCACGAGATCGATAATCGCGAGAATGGCGAAGGCGAGCATTTTATTATACGTAAATATTAAAAAATGTCTTCGACCGTGTTGTCTATTGGAAACAAGAATGTCACGCTCAAATACACCAGGAAAATGCCCCGTGGTGAAGTTGAACGGATGAAATCATTCGTCACTAAGAATGGTGATAAACTTGTGAAGACCCCAAAGTTTAAAGTACTTTCTCAGGTTGACGAGGGTACGAAGCGAGTTTTTAAGGTCGTGCTCTAACGATACCAGGGCGTTTTTTGGGTTTCGCTCTACCCATCTTTAGGATGGCGACTGCACGTGCTTTAGCAGCCTCTTTGTTTACTGGTGTTTTCGGTTTAGGGGCCTGAATTTTTGTGACAGATTTGGGTTTTGTTGTGGGTATGGAAACCATAGTCTTCTTCTCACCCGTAAAGAAAGGTTTCGATAGAACCTCCTCGAAGCTCAAATTCACAGACTTGTTACCCCTCAATCTGTAGTTCTTGACAGCATTCGATTTACCCACCAGATAATTTGGGGGTAAAAGGTTTTCAATGAACATCTTTACCACTCGCTCTGTGCGTGTCCTTGGTTGACGAACCAGGTTATGGATTGAGTTCAGGAAAAAGTGTAAATCGTAGTGTTTGTCAGACTTTCTCGAGATGCCGATGTTCTTGTAATTGTTGGCGTTGATGAGAGGATTCTTAATTCGTGGGAATACAGAAAATCCAAAATCAATAATGACAGCTTCAAATCCCGCATTCGAAATTGTAGACCCCATGATTTTCATATCCTTTACAGGGACTGGTCGAACAAGGATATTACCACCATGAAGATCATGATGACGGAATCCTGGATATTTCTTTTGGATACGGTAGAGGTTGTGGATCACTTGTGCCATGACCGATTTAATCGCGGAGAGAGTTGGTTGAAACGTCATCCAATCCCTCAACTCCATACCTTTCACGTATTCACTATAAAGAACATCCTTATTGTCGCATGTTTTGTAGAGGTACATCTTAGGAACCCCAAAACCTTCCAACTTTTTCGCGATGGTAAATTCCATCTTTGGATTGATTTCCTCAAGGGATTTTTTAAATCCAGCCAGTGGGAGATTATTCGTTTTCTCGGTTAGTGAAGGCGTTCTGATTTCCTTGTAGACGATATACTTTTCACATCCATCATCGACACACCCGCGATACACCTTACCGTACTGACCCTCACCAATCTTCACGGCACCCCTGGTCATGGTTCCATTTTTCTTTTTCAACCAGAGGTGGGACGATGGGTCACACGCTTTCTTACCCCGGAGAAGCTTCTTCACCTGAGCGTTCATTATTATATTCGTAAGAAGATTGTTTCAACTTACGAATAGGGGTGGGGACAATTCCGAAGGAATTGGGAATTGGAACTTACTGATCATCAACCTCCTCAATCTCATCCTCCTCTTCCTCTACATCAACCTCCACATCTTCGGGGAGATCAACACCCTGGAAGGCGAAAGAGGGAAGCTTGGCAGACTGCTCGAGGAGTGTCTGCTGGAGACGGAT